GTTGCTCCACAAGAAACAGAAATTACTAGTTATGTAATTGGTGGTGTTAAAAAGGATGTAGACGAAAACACTTTCAAAGGATTCTCACTTTAATGGATTGGATAACCTGCCCCTCATGCGATGAGGAATTTAAAATCATCACGGACAGTACTATAAAACCAGTTTATTGTCCCTTTTGTTCTGAAGAACTTGATATTGAAGATCTTTTTGATGACGAAGAAGATGAATAAATAAATCTTTCCGCTTGTTATGGAATAGATTTATGGGTTGGTTATACGAAGACAAAGAGTTTACTCACGACGATGAATGGTACGGCTTCGTATATCTCATTGAAAACTTGACCAATGGTAAGAAATACATAGGTCGCAAGTATCTCACAAAAGCTGGATACAAGACTGTCAAAGGCAAACGTAAGAAGATCCGAGTAGAGTCCGATTGGGATTCCTATTACGGATCTTCTTCTGCTCTAAAAGAGGACATTGAAAAGCTCGGCAAAGAGAATTTCAAAAGAACTATTCTCCGTCTATGTAAATCCCGTGGTGAATGTAATTACTTTGAAACAAAATACATCTTTGATTACGATGCAATATTAGATCCAAACTACTATAATACTTGGGTAAGTTGTAAGATTCAAGCAAGCCATGTGAAGGCTTTACTTTTTAACCCCGAACAGGAGACTTTATGAGGTGGGCAAAGTACTAGAACATAAGCACTTAATTGTAAGAGCAGAATTAAGTAATCCTCCACAGTGCACGACTGCTATTGAAGCATGGATGAAAAACCTTGTGGAAGCTATTGATATGAAGATTCTGATGGGACCTTATTCGGTCTATTCAGATATGGTTGGTAACCGTGGCTTGACTGCAGTAACCATCATTGAAACTAGTCATATTGCTCTTCATGTTTGGGACGAGTGCGAACCAGCACTTGCTCAATTGGACGTCTATACATGTAGTACTCTGAATATTCAAGATGTATTTCAAGCCATTGAAGCTTGGAACCCAACAAAAGTAGAGTATAAGTATATTGATAGAGAAAATGAGTTGACATTAATTGAGAAGAATGTTATATAATAAGAAGGTGAAGTGATATGCCACATCCAGCAAAAAATAGACCACGTAAGGGTCGCCGTAAAATCGGCTCAACTAAGCGCAAAGCACGTGGTGCTCGTAAAAACAAGAAGTGAGGTTATATAATGGGTAAGAAGAGAACTCGTAAAACAGTTGTATCAAAAGGCCAGCGTCGTAATATCGTTGCTGGTGTAAAGGAAATGCGTAGAGATACGACACCTCTTGAGAAAGCAATGAACAAGCTAAAGGCTTGGAAGAGAGGTCAGAATCCTTGGGTTACCGTTCCAGGACCAAGTTCAAACATGCGCTTTATTCGTGTTCGTGCAAATACTGCATGGGGCGATCCTCGTTATGTAGCAAACATTTACAGAGGAAAAAATGCAGATGAATAAGGTTATTATCTACACTAAAGACAATTGTCCGTTTTGTGTGCAGGCTAAAAATCTATTTTCTGCAAAAGGTGTCACCTATCAAGAGATGAAGATTGGTGCAGAATTAACTCGTGAAGAGTTTATGGAAATTTTTCCAAACGTGAGAACAGTTCCTTTTATTATTATTGATGGAGAAGAAGTAGGTGGTTATGACAGACTCGTTGAATACTACAACCGACCAGAGCAACACTTCCTGGCGGAATGATTATCTCAAGCAAGCACTACTCAGTGATGTAGTTGAAGTGCTTTTTGTGAAGAAGGATGGAACAGAGCGTAGAATGGTCTGCACACTGAAGCCAGATCTTCTTCCAGCACAAACTGATCTTGAAGAAGCAGTACAAAAGAAGACTCCTAATCCAGATGTTCTGGCAGTATGGGATCTCGAGAACCAAGGGTGGCGTTCATTCCGCTATGACTCGGTCATTGGATTCACTAAAGAATCATGATTTATATGGTAGATATCGATCAGACTATTTGTCTGACACCGTATGTGAGTGGCAAACACATGTATGAACATTCCACCCCATTGCGCCATAGAATTGAAGCAATAAATAGACTATACGATCAAGGCCATACCATTATCTATTGGACGGCCCGTGGTTCAGGGTCGGGAATCGACTGGACCGAACTTACAAACAAACAACTAAATGACTGGGGCTGTAAGTTTCATGAAGTCCGTCTAGGAAAGCCTTCCTATGACGTATGGATTGATGATAAAGCGCTCAGTGATCGGCAATTCTTTCATATTGCAGATTATGAATGTCGCGGAGAATATAATGAATAATCAAGACCTAATTGAATTGAATGAACTGAACAAGGAGTCGAATGGTGGAACAGAACTTACCACCCGGAATCTCTTCCACCGACTTACTCGTGATGAACTCGATGGCGTCCAAATTATCACTGCTCGCGTCCGCGAACTTGATTCAGAGCGAATTAGAATCTATCATCTTCACGACCTACCTCTCGATCCGGAAGCTGAACACCTCAAAGATCCAGCTTCTCGAGATCGCTTCCACAAGTTGGTCTTCAGCTCTAACTGGCAATATCAGCAATATCGCGACTATCTTGGAATTCCATATAGCCATCAATCGTGCGTTATTGAAACAGGTGTCGAACCTATCCCACTCGTTGAGAAGCCAAAGGACAAAATACGCCTCATTTATACATCCACACCTCATCGCGGATTGGAGATTCTGGTTCCTGTTTTTTGCGCTCTCGCAGAAAAGTATCCAAACATCGAACTAGATGTCTTTAGTTCGTTTGGTATCTATGGTAAGAACTGGGAAGGGCGTGATGCTCAATATGAACCACTCTTCCAGAAAATGAGAGACCATCCACAAATCAACTATCACGGTTGGGCAGATCAGGAAACAGTACGTGCAGCATATCAAAAGGCTCACATCTTTGCGTATCCATGTATCTGGCCAGAAACGTCGTGCCGTTCTCTCATTGAGGCTATGTCGGCTGGTTGTCTTGCGGTACATCCTAATTTCTCTGCTCTGGCTGACACGTCGGGTGGGCTAACTGTCCAGTACGATGGTGATCATGAGAATCCAAATCTGCATGCCAACATCTTTGCACACACTCTCATGTATGCTATTGAAAACGTACAGAATAACGACTTGACAAACCTTCTCACATTCATCAAAGCATATGCTGATACTCGCTTCTCTTGGGAATCAATCATGCCGAAGTGGAAGGGTCTGATTGCATCATTGAAGGAACAACACAGTGATCTTGGCAAAAGCGCCTCTTAGAGTATCGTTCTTCGGTGGGGGTAGTGATATCCCCACCCACTTTGCTACGTGGGGTGGAGCCACTATCTCCACTGCTATCGACAAGTATGTCTATGTAGCAGTCATGCATACTCCTCACGATCATATTAAGGTAACATATTCAAAGTTAGAATGTGTTACCGACGTAGAAGACATTCAGAATGAAATCGTTCGGAATGCTTTGAAATTCTTTGGAATCAAATCCAACATTGAGATCACTTCATTTGCAGACATCCCTACGATCGGCAACGGTCTTGGTGGATCGTCTGCTTTTACTTGTGCTCTTGTCAAGGCATTGTCTGCCTATCTTGGGTTTGAATATGTTAACCCGTATCTTATTGCCAAGACTGCTTGCCATATCGAGATCGATCTCTGTGGCTGGAAGATTGGTATGCAAGATCAGTTTGCGTCTGCATTCGGTGGTATGAACTACATTGAGTATGCTAATGAACTTGGCAATGGCCGTGTAGATGTTAAACGTCTAGACTCAAATGCAATTGAGAACTACATGATCTTGATTCCTACTAATGTAGAACACCATGCCGCAAAGATCTTGGATAATATCAACTTTGAAGCCAAGACGTTTGTCATTCGCCAACTTGCCGACATGGCAAGGATGCAAGGTACTCAGCAAGTGAATATCAACGAATATGGTGGTTTGTTGAACTCTGCCTGGATATTAAAGAAACAAATAACTGAAGGCATCTCTTCTGAAGAGATAGATAGTATGTATGATCGATGCCAGCAAGCCGGCGCACTTGGAGCTAAATTGCTTGGTGCAGGCGGTGGTGGTTATATGCTGGCACTCACAGACGCCAAGAGTAAGATTCGCCAAGAATTCTCAGATCATACTTGCCTTGACGTAGGTATTTCACATGAAGGAGCAAGAGTTGTCTATAGAGACTGATATCATATTCGATCATCTAGGCCTGATTAATATTGGGTTTGCCAGTATCGATCATGACGAATTTAAAAAGGCCGCTGAACTTATTCGGTTAACGAGTATTTCAAATTATCGTAATAACATCTATACGATTGGCAATGGTGCTTCTGCTGCGATTGCTCAGCACTGGGCATGTGATTATACCAAGGGATGTAAGAAGGGTGGCATGAGACCGCGAGTGATCTCGTTGGCTGCTAACATTCCTCTGATGACTGCCATCTCCAATGATATTAGTTATGATGATGTATATTCATTCCAACTCGAAGCACTTGGTCAAGAAGGCGATGTGCTTGTAGCCATCTCATCGAGTGGTAACTCACCTAATGTTGTCAAGGCAATTGAGACTGCAAAGAAGCTAAAGGTAAAAACTATTGCTCTGACAGGATTTTCACGTGATAACAAATGTGCTCAGCTTGCAGACATTTCTCTCCATGTTGACATTCAAGAGTACGAAGCCGCTGAAGATGTGCACCAAGCGATCATGCATATGATTGCAAAATATTTGCGCACAGAAATTAGTGGTTGACATTTTTTTGAAATTGATGTAGATTTAATCTATAATCAAAGAGGAAAACTATGGCTATCAGTATTAAGACCAAAGCTAAACCAAAGCAAAAGTCACGTGCAACGATCAAATCGATCGATGACAAGCACTATGGACCAGAACCAATTGTTGTTGGTAGCTTTACAGACGCTCTGAATTGGTACAACTACATGGGCAACGATGATGATGCTCGTGAATGGTTCTTTGACTACATGAAAAAGAACTATACCAAGAGTGATATTGCTTTCATTCGGAAGCTTCCTAAGTGGAAGATCTCTAAGACTCTTGGTAGTGTTGCTCGTATTCTTTCGAATGGTAATGAACTACCAGAAAAGAATGTGGAGTACTTCAAGAATAGCGTACGTGATCTAATTCAAGCTGGCAAGCAGGTAGTAGACGAAGTCGAAGAAGCACCTAAGCCGGCTGTTGATATTCAAGCACGTGTTCGTGATAAAGCTAATATCATTATCACAAATCTTGAAGAAGAAATTGATCTTGTCATGGATGGCAAAGACTTCTCCATGTACAACTTCTGTCAGGCCAAGGAACTTAATCCTCAAATCCTGAACATTGTTTCTGACTACTATCGTCCACAATGGGATGAGATTCGTTCAAACGACGAACAGGTTAAGGAATCATTTGGCAAGCGTCAAAAGTTTTGGTTAAATTTTTGGAATAATTTCTTCGCTGACATCGAAAGATACCTAAATAATAAAAAGGTAGTAAAGGTTCGTAAGCCAAGAGAAAAGAAGGTCAAGTCTGCCGTTGATCTGGTTAAGAGCCTGAAGTACCAGAAGGAAGAACCTTCACTGAAGATTGTGTCGGTACATCCGGCAGAAATTATTGGATGTCAACAGCTATGGGTGTACAACACCAAATATCGCAAACTGACTCAGTACCTAGCGGTGGGACCTGCGGGTATTCAAGTCAAGGGAACGACTCTTACTGGATGGGATGTCGAATCCAGTACGTCGAAGACTCTACGAAAGCCAGAAGAATCCCTGACGGGTCTCTTGTCAGTAGGCAAGGTTGGACTGAGGTCGTTTATGTCAAATATAAAGACAGCGGAAAGCAAGCCTAATGGTCGACTCAATCAAGAATGTATTCTGCTAAGGGTAGTTAAGTGACAGATAACATCGTTCTCTTTCCTGGATTCAAACGTGAATCTCCTCCGCAATCAGTAGAAGAAATTGCAGATCAGGTTACGCAGAATCGTAAAGACCATGTTGATGGTGTACTGAATGACGTCATTCCAGATCTCATTCATATGTTCGGGTCTTATGGACTTGACATCAACTCGGACGATTATATCAAAGATGTTGCTATGGTAATGGAATCCATCAAGGCGATGATTAGCAGACAGTATCGTCTTGAACATCCTTTTCATTCTATGGTTGACAATATTTTTGATTTTAGTTATAATGAAGATAATACGGTTGCATACACATACAAATTTCCCAACAAGGATGAAGAGTAATATATTATGATTATTGTTGATTTGTCTCAGGTGATGATTTCCAATCTGATGGTTCAGCTTGGTAACCATACAAACACCGAGCTTGAAGAAGATCTTCTTCGCCATATGATTCTCAATTCAATTCGTTCATATAACCAAAAGTTTAAGAATGAATACGGTGAGATGATTATTGCATGCGATGCTGGTAACAACTGGCGTCGTCAAATCTTTCCTTACTACAAGGCCAATCGCCGTAAGAACCGTGAGAAGTCTGAGCTCAACTGGACTCAGATCTTTGACACGCTCGGCAAGGTTCGTGAGGAACTTAAGGAATACTTCCCTTATCGCGTTATTCAAATTGATGGTGCCGAGGCCGATGATGTCATTGGTACTCTAGTCGATAAGTTTGGTAATACCTCAGAAAAGATTCTGATCATGTCTGGTGATAAGGACTTTGTTCAGCTACAGCGTTACATGAATGTCAAGCAATACGATCCTGTTCAGAAGAAGTGGCGTACCACTAACGATCCTGATCGCTTCATGAAGGAGCATATCATTCGTGGTGACGTTGGTGATGGTGTTCCTAACTTCCTTTCGGCTGACAATACGTTTGTAGTTGGCGCTCGTCAAAAGCCAATTAGCCAAAAGAAACTGGATGAATGGCTTAACCAAGATCCTCGCGACTTCTGCGATGAGAACATGCTTCGTGGTTACCTTCGTAATCAGCAGCTTGTTGATTTAAACTTCATTCCAGAAAATCTACGTGACCAAGTGCTTGTTGAGTATGAAGCTCAGGCAGGCAAGGGTCGTAGCAAGCTATTCAATTACTTCATTGAAAAGCGTCTCAAAAACCTCCTCGAAAGTATCAATGAGTTTTAATATGCCAAGACAAACAATTGCACAAATTATAGAAACAGCATCAAAGATCGAAGTCATAGAAGATCGTGCTCAGTATCTTCGCGACAACGATTCATCAACTCTTCGTTATATTCTTGAACTGGCTCTTGTGCCAGGTGTCGAGTGGGAAATTCCTGAAGGAGCTCCACCATTTAAACCATGTGAGTACTTAGATGTAGAAGGTCGACTTCACCAAGAAGCTCGTACTCTTTACATGTACCTTAAAGGAAACCAACCCGGTCTTACACAATTGAAACGTGAAATGCTTTTCATTGGTCTTCTTGAGTCCATTGATAAGCGTGATGCCAATCTATTGATTGCCGTCAAAGACAAGAAACTACCTCGTACTATCTCCACCAAAGTTGTCAACCTCGCATTTCCAGGGTTAATCAATGAGCAAGTCGATCAAGCGGAATAATAAGTACTATGGCCATGATGATGATCTTTACGAAGATCACCACTACGAAACTCATGGCCAAAAGCTTTTAGAGAAACGAATTCGTTCAGCTCTTCGTTCTCGAACTAAAAGCGGTTTGTTTGATTTAATTGAAGAAGATTATTAATGCCAATCTATGAGTTTAGGGACAAAGAAACTGGGGAAACCTGGGAAGAGTTCCTTTCTATGTCTGCACGAGAAGAATACCTTGCAGAAAATCCACACGCAGAACTAGTCATTGGTGCTCCTGCTTTCATTTCTGGAATTGCAGGCGTTACTCATAAAAACGACGATGGCTTTAAAGATCTGTTAAATAGGATTGGAACAGCAAATCCGGCTTCTCCTCTCGGACAGCAACATGGAGATAAGAGCATTAAAGCCACTAAGATTCGCGACGCCGTTAATAAAGCTAAAAACAAAAAATAAGGATGATTCGTGACTGAAGCAAGACTTACCAAAAGACAAAAGAGAATTCTACGTCAAAACGGAGAACAAGATCTGCTGAACAACAAACCGAGTTTCAACTCTCCAAACTTTAATCTAAAACGAGTTCATCCACTTACAGACAACCAAAAGAAAACGTTTGATGCATTCCATAGTGGTAAACATCTAATGCTTCACGGCATGGCTGGTACTGGTAAGACTTTTCTTTCAATGTATCTGGCAATTAAAGATTTGATTGGTGGAACAAGCGAACAAGAAAAGATCTACGTAATCCGTTCTGTTGTTCCGACTCGTGATATGGGATTCCTACCAGGATCTCAGAAAGAAAAGATGAAGGTCTATGAAGCTCCTTACTATGCAATTTGCAGCGAGCTCTTTGAACGTGGAGATGCTTACGACATTCTAAAACAAAAGAATGCCATTGAGTTTATGAGTACCTCATTTGTCCGTGGTACTACATTGAACAACTGTTATGTGATCGTTGATGAGATCAATAACATGACGTTCCATGAACTTGATTCTGTTATCACACGTATCGGTAAGAACTGCCGAGTGATTTTTTGTGGAGACTTCCGTCAGTCTGACTTATCTCGTGAACAAGAGCGTAATGGCTTAAAAGAGTTCATAAAAGTGATTGACAGATTATCCGATTTTGATTATATTGATTTCTTAGAGGCCGATATTGTGCGCTCTAAACTTGTGAAGGAATACATAATTGCACGCCAAAAGCTTGGACTACAACCGTAAACATTTCGAATTTGATTTGCTCGAGTTTGCAAATCTAAATCGTATTGATGGTGAAACTGCTCGTTTGTACGAGACTCCTACCGGTCAAAGGTATCCATCGGTCACTACCGTTCTCGGTAAGATGTCTGATAAGACTGCGCTCAACGAATGGCGCAAGAGAGTCGGTGATGAGGAAGCCAATAGGATTTCTGCGCGAGCCGCATCTCGTGGGACGTCTATCCATAACATGTGTGAGAAGTACATTCTTGATCAAGAATTTGATACTTCTTTACCACATAACATGGTAATTTTCCGCCAGATTAAAGGAATCCTTGACGAAAAGGTTGATATGATTCGTGCTACCGAATGCACGCTCTTCAGCCATCATCTCAAGATTGCTGGTACCTGCGACTTGATTGCAGACTACGATGGTAGGCTTTCCATTATCGATTATAAGACATCCACTAAGCGTAAGCGTAAGGACTGGATTGAAGGTTACTTCTTACAGTGTAGTCTCTATGCCTACATGCTCTGGGAAATGACTGGGATCGCAATCAAAGACATCGTGATTATAATTGGTGTTGATGATGAAATCGATGCTCAGGTCTTCGTTGAACGGCCTTCCAATTATATCGAAAAAGCTGCCGACATGGTTCGTAGCTACCACCAACTATATGGAAACAAATGATGAATCAAATTTGGCAATACTGGAAAGGTGGCATCACCTCGAATCGAGCAGATCTTATTATCGAAACCGGTAATAAACAACCAATAGCTGATGCTGCTCTTGGCTTTGATGGAGCCACTCAAAACGATCAATATCGTTCATCAGAGATTCGTTGGATTCCAACAGGAACAGATGGACATCTCGATGCTATGCTATGGGCATTTGCACAGACTGCAAACCGTAATGCCTTTGGCTTTGATATTAGTTATCTAAATGATATCCAATACACTACGTATTATGCAGATAAGAATGGCAAGTATGACTGGCACCACGATACGTTCTGGGGTAATCCTACGGCATTTGATCGTAAGATCTCTCTGGTAATCCAGCTATCAGATCCACAAGATTATGAAGGTGGTGACTTTGAGATCGATCCTCAATACGAAGGATTGTCTGCCGAAGAGATCCGTGCAAAGGGTACTGTGATTGCATTCCCATCGTTCATTCGCCATCGCGTAACTCCTGTTACAAAGGGTGTACGTCGTTCGTTGGTGTGCTGGGTAGAGGGTCCTAAGTTCCGATGAAACTGAATCTGGTGATTGCCGATAACTTCTACGACAATCCAGATGAAGTTCGTAAGTTTGCTTTGTCTCAGCCGTTTGACGTCAAAGGAAACTATCCTGGAGCTCGTACAAAGCCTTTTATGAATGATTCAATGAAGGTGGCAATCTCCAACCTTGTTGCAACCTCAGGTGCTGTGACAAACTGGCATGAGGATTGTGGATTCACCGGTGCGTTCCAACTATGTACCGCTCAGGATAGAACCTGGATTCATGCTGATAGTTTCAACACATGGGCTGGTGTATGCTACCTCACACCGAATGCGCCTGTGAGTGGTGGCACCTCATTGTATCGTCATAAGGCCACAGGAAATCGTGAGAAGGTAGATACCGATTACGAATCATATGACTATACCAAGTGGGATGAGGTAGATCGAATCGGCAACATCTATAATCGCTTGATCCTCTATCGTGGCAACATGTTTCATGCTTCTGTAGACTATTTTGGATCTACCTTTGAGGATGGTCGGTTATTCCAAACATTCTTTTTTGATACTGAACACTAAACCATTCTTTTTATTCAAAAATAAAAATGCACTCTGGGTTTCTGGGGTGCATTTTTTTATGTACATTATTATGAAAATAAACTATACTAAGAATATAAGGAATGAAAGGAAAACATTATGACTCGTTTGTATGAATATATTCTTGCTCAGGATGATCCGTATGATTTTATCTATGAAGCTCTCGGTGGAACTCATGGTGTTGAAACCATGAAGACTTGCACTGAAATGTATAGTGATATCTCTGCAGATCATATGCTGCACCCTGATGATGACTTTGAAAAGATCATCGAGATCATGGTTAACCACATGGAAGAAGATGTATGAGCAATTCTGCTACCATTGAATACTTTGGAATGCCAACCGTTGAACAGGCCATTGCAAATTACTTTGCAAAGCATGGAGTCACTGAGGATGTTCGTGACTATTTGATGGTCCTTGAAGTCGAAAAGCCTGATGATTTTTTTCAGCTAGTATGTGATTTTATTGAAAAAAACGGTTGACATTTTTATCAAAATATACTATACTAATAATATAAGGAATGGAGATTGTTATGCATTATGTTCTTATGATTGCCGGTTTGATTACAATGTGTGTACCTGAAGAAGCTGGTTTTCTTCGGTTCGCTCTTCAAGGTGGCCTTGGTCTCAGCATGTTCGGCTTCGGTACGCTGATTGCTCTTGAAGAAAATAATGCATAATGTTGTTGACATTATTTTGAAAATAGACTATATTTAATTATCAATTGGAAAGGTTTTTGTTATGGCACATATGATTGAATTTATGGATGGCAAAGCTTCGATGGCTTATGCTGGTGAAACTCCTTGGCACGGTCTTGGTACTGAAGTTCCTGCCGATATTACTCCTGCTGATATGCTCAAGGCTGCCGGTCTTGATTGGCGAGTGACTCCGGTTCCTGCCTTTGCTGAAATTGCTGGTAAGCAGGTTTCAGTTGGCCACTCTGCTCTGGTTCGTGATGTTGACAATAAGATCTTGGACGTTATCACTGACGACTGGATTCCGAATCAAAACGAATCTGCTTTCGAATTCTTCAACGACTTTGTCGCTGCTGGTGAAATGGAAATGCATACTGCTGGTTCGCTTCGTGACGGCCAGCTGGTCTGGGCTCTTGCCAAGGTCAAGGAAAGCTTCGAGCTTTTCAAGGGTGATACAGTAGAGTCCTACCTCCTCTTCACCAATCCTCACAAATATGGCTGGTCAATCGACGTCCGGTTCACTCCAATTCGTGTTGTTTGCAACAACACTCTGACTCTCTCGCTCAATACTCAGTCGAGCAAGATTGTAAAGGTTAGCCACCGTCGTGAATTCGATGGTGATCTGGTCAAGGAAACTCTTGGTGTTGCCAAGGAAAAGCTTGCCAAGTACAAAGAAATGGCTGCTTATCTCGGTTCGAAGCGTTTCACAGACGAGTCGATTGTAGATTACTTCACTCGCGTCTTCCCAGTCTCCGGTTCCAAGAAGGAAATCAGCAAGAATGCTGGTATCGCTTTGGAAATCATGGACCAGCAACCTGGTGCAGAATTTGCTGAAGGTAGCTGGTGGCAGGCATTCAACGCTGTCACTTTCATGACCGATCACATGATTGGTCGTAATTCTGACAATCGTCTGACTTCGGCTTGGTATGGTGCTAATAAGAACCTTAAGACTAAGGCACTGGAAACTGCCGTAGAATTTGCAGACGCAGCATGATTGTAACTTACCTGCCATGGCTAATGTCATGCCTTACCATTTGGATGACGTTGCTGGCAGGTAACAATCACCCACGTGCATGGGCAGTTGGACTCGGCAATCAAGTCCTTTGGATTACATGGATTATTGCCAGC